TATGATGCTATTTACAATGTAGAACACTACACACCCAAAGATTGGTTGCATGTGGGCACACAAATGACTGATATTATTGACGATGCTAAACTTGGAGGAATAGACTACATTAAAAAGAAACAAGAATTTGCTGATTTCATTAGACAAGAGATAAACAAGTATGGATTGAATAGTGTTCATTCTGAAAGTTTAAACAGGCATTGTTTATTATCATTGGGTGCAGTAGAAACAAATCAGATAGACAAACTTTTCAATAGACTGGACATTGCTATGATTGATAGAGAATACATGTTCAAATTATTTGACTTTATACTAGATACTCCACCAGAGTATTGCTTGGGTGAGATTAGACTAGTACCAGATCAATACATTAGTCCTGAATGTAATAAGGACTTTGAGTTCAAAAGGCATTTACAAAAATATACAAAATGACTTTACGACACCCCTCGTTTTTTAGTATGATATAATAATGATAAGAGGAGATGATATGAAAACATTATATAACCCAAATGGCGACGTGTTCAAAATGAACGATGATCGTGTTAATGTGCTTGAGGAACTTAAATCTAAATTCCCTGAGCAAACTTTATTCACAAAGGAAGATTTCCTTAGTGTGTTTGATTCTATTCCAGGATGGGCAAAGCATCGTCCATATGGATTTCGTAATGGGGACACTTACGACTTGACCACCTTGCTTTCCCCAGCAAGTAAAGTCGTGCCCATTACATCTCAACCTGTTGCTCCTGAGCAACCTGTTAATGTGCTAGAGGATGATGTATCCTTAGTTCCAGCCAAGATGAGCAACTTTGTTCCTTTTGGTAATTTCAAAGATATCAAAAAGATCATAGAGTCAGGAATATTCTTTCCTGTGTTTATCACTGGTCTTTCTGGTAATGGTAAGACTCTCATGGTAGAGCAAGTATGTGCTCAACTTAAGAGAGAGATGTTCCGTGTAAACATCACCATTGAAACTGACGAGGATGATCTAATTGGTGGTCATACTTTGGTCAATGGTAATTTAGAGTACAGAGAAGGTCCAGTCCTCAAAGCAATGAGGAAAGGTGCTGTTCTTTTGCTTGACGAAGTTGACTTGGGTTCTAACAAACTCATGTGCTTACAATCTATCCTAGAAGGCAAAGGATACCTCATCAAAAAGACTGGTGAGTATGTATTTCCTGCTCCAGGATTCACTATCGTTGCTACTGCCAACACTAAAGGTCAAGGCAACGAAGATGGTAAGTTCATAGGAACTCAAATCATGAACGAAGCAATGCTAGAAAGATTTGCTATCACTGTAGAGCAAACCTATCCTAATGTTGCAGTAGAGAAAACCATCCTACAAAAAGAGATGGCACTATCAGGTGAAGTCGATAGTGAGTTTGTTCAGAAACTCACCGATTGGGCAGATGTAATTCGTAGAACTTACATGGATGGTGCGATAGAAGAAGTAATATCTACTCGTAGATTAGTTCATATTGTTAGAGCATTTAGAATGTTCAATGACAAAATGAAATCCATCAGTATGTGTCTTAATCGTTTCGATAATGAGACGAGAGATTCTTTTCTAGACCTTTACACCAAAGTAGATGAGAATGCTTTAGAAGGTGTTGATGAGACAGTTATAGAGGATGCTGAGGATACTCTAATATAATATGAGTAAGATTAATTACACATTACTAGAGACTTGGATCGACAAACAAGTCGATTCAGGTACGACTTTCAAAAATAAGGTACAGGCAGCACGACAATTCATTGAAGATGTCAATCCTAAGTTTGATATATTAGTTGATTATGGTAGAGGTGAAGTTCTCAGGTCAACTCCTCGAATCAAAACTCTTTTTGATAAGGTGACCAACTCATCTCTAACCAAATCTAATGTTCACCCTGCCGATAGGGATGAAGAATGGTTAGATAGAATACAAAACATGGCAGTGGTAGCAGAATCGAATTACTTGTTTGATACTACCTTTGATCCTAACAATGCTATGCACTGTTCTTTTGCCAGAACATTTTCTGAGTATGGTTCAGGTGGTAAAGCACTAGAGAAACCACTGGCAATGTATTTTGACTGGACAGATGATGTAGAGATACATGGTCACGATTCTATAGATGATCAAGGAATACCTGTAGAGCAGAAGTCAGAAACAGCAACTAGAAAGACTTCTGGATACTTCTGTGGTAATTGTTCATGGGGGCAAGAAACCGAAAAGACTTCATCATTAGATAGGATTAAGAAGTATGACAGGGATAATCCTTGGATTTGTATGTCAGGTAGAGATCCTGTCACTGGTCAAGTCATATATGTGTTTAGAGTTAGATGGTCAGATATGAAAGAGTACCTGTTAGAACAGTTCGAAGCAAAATCACCAAGACTGAGGAGTAATCACTGGATGTCTATTCCGACCGAAAAAGTGGAAGGATTGTACTGTTCTGTGCCATTAATGTACATAAATCGTGTAGAAAGGAACAATTTTAACACGGAATTTTTCAAGTGGGTAGTAAATGAGGTATTTAATCTCAAAACTACCTTTACAGAATATACAACAAGTCTTATACTATAACTATGGGATTGTTTAAGAAAAGAGATGATGGGTTTTTGCCCGATAAATCAAAATACAAATACAGTGAAGATACGATCATTGCGGAATTGTTAGGATATGTCAACAAGACTTACGATGAACATTACTCACTCAACAAGTTTCAAGCGACCGAGTTTATTATTGACTCTGGTCATGGGGAAGGTTTCTGTATGGGCAATATTATGAAATATGCTCAACGATATGGAAAGAAAGATGGTAAGAATAGAAAGGATCTATTCAAAGTCTTACATTATGCCATAATGGCTGTTCACAATCACGATCTTACACTGGGAGGTAAAGATGAAAATAAGTGAAAACACTAGAGATATTTTAAAGAATTTCTCTACTATCAACTCTGGGATAGTCGTTAAAGAAGGGAATACTTTCAGAACAATCTCTGCTATGAAAAACATCATGGCAAAGGCAACTGTTTCTGAAGAGTTTTCTGACTTTGCAATCTACGACCTCTCAGAATTTTTGGGTGCTACATCATTGTTTGATGATGCAGACTATGACTTTGGTGACTCTTCAGTAGTTGTATCCGATGCTAATTCTAGTATGGTTTACTTCTATGCTGCAGAGAATACAGTTATCTCACCTCAGAAGGATATCAATTTCCCTGAACCTGAGATTACTTTCACTCTAACTCAACAAGTAAGAGATGGTGTTGAAAAAGCATCAGCAGTACTTGGTGTGAGTGACTTAATACTTGAGTCAGATGGAACTGTAGTAAGAGTTTCTGTAAGAGACAAAAAGAATACTACATCCAATGTGTTTAGCAGAATTATCGCAGATGGCGATGGTACTAAATACAAGATGAATTTTAAGATTGAGAATCTTAAACTGATGAATGGTGACTACGATGTATTCGTATCCAGCAAAAACATTTCACAGTTCAAGCATAAAGATCTTGATCTAGAATATTTCATTGCCTTAGAACCAGATTCTAAGTACAATGCATAAGATAGAGTCAGACGTTTGTTTGACTCGGGAGATGTCCTCCTCTTATCCGTCCTCTGGGCAGGCATCGCGAACTAATTGGTGGGGATTAGTTCACTCTTTACTCGGGAGTATATTATGAATGAATTTTTATGGGTTGAAAAGTATAGACCCCAAACTATTGACGATGTAGTATTACCAGAAAGCATCAAGTCTACATTTAAAGACTTTGTTGCTAAAGGTGAAATCAGCAATTTACTTTTATGTGGAACTGCTGGTACAGGTAAGACTACTGTCGCAAAAGCACTTTGTAATGAATTAGGTGCTGACTTTATTGTAATCAATGGATCCGATGAGGGTAGATTGATTGACACATTACGAACTAAGATTAAGAACTTTGCTTCTACAGTATCTTTGGGTGGAAACTCAAAGGTTGTTATACTAGATGAAGCAGATTATATGTCACCAGAATCGGTACAACCAGCACTAAGAGGTTTCATTGAAGAGTTTAGTGCTAACTGTAGATTCATTTTCACTTGTAATTTCAAAAACAGAATTATCGAACCACTACACTCTAGGTGTACTGTTATAGATTTTAAAGTACCATCACAGGATAAACCTGCTATTGCTGGTGCTTTCTATAAGAGAGTATGTAACATACTCGAGTCAGAAGGAATCGACTACTCTAAGGAGGTGGTAGCAGAGTTGGTCAGCAAACACTTCCCTGACAATCGTAGAATACTGAATGAATTACAAAGATACTCATCTTCAGGAGTTATCGATTCTGGCATACTTACTAATATCGCTGAAGAAAAGATTGCTCAACTTATGACTGCTCTAGAGAATCGTAAATGGGGAGACATGAGAAAATGGGTTGCTCAAAACTCAGACAATGATCCTGTACTTTTATACAGGAAGATCTTTAACTCTTTAGAGAGTAAACTAAAAGCAGAATCAATACCAGCAGCAGTTTTACTGATTGCTGACTATCAATACAAGAATGCATTTGTAGCAGATGCCGAAGTTAATTTGGTTGCCTGTCTTACAGAGATTATGTCGGAGTGTGCATTCAAATGAGTTTTTTAGTTGTTGGTGCGAGAACAGGAATCGGAAAGGCACTATATGATGAGTTGCTTGCCTCTGGATGTGCAGTCTGGGGGACTTCCTCTACTCCAACTGAGGATTTGATTGAATTAGACCTCACCGATCCTGTCTCAATCCAACGACTAAATTCGCAGATGCCTGAACCAGATGTTGCATTCAACTGTGCAGTTAAATGGAACAAAGCAACATCACCGATGGATCTAGGAAGACTAGGTAATCCGATAGGTGAGCAAAGTCTATATGACTTTGAGGAAATGCTAAGAGCAAATGTAGTAGGATATCTAGAACTATTTCAAAAAGTTTATCTACAATGGATAAATACTAAGGTGGTTCATCTTGGATCAGGTACAGTACCTGCCAATATGAATTTACCGAATGCGAGAGAAAGTGATAAACGAGTTGCTCGTTTTGCAATCTCTTCATGTAAAGCAGCACAGCAAATGTTAGTTGCTCGTGCGCAATACGAAAATCCCGAGAGAAAGTTTGTATGGTTGGATCCGATACCACCTGATGCAATAGGAGTAGCAGATCCGACCATCACAAACCGAGTTCTAGAAGGAACAAGTTTAGAACAATGGAAAGTGGATGACAGTATAGATAAAGAAGTAAACATGTGGGGTACAGGTTTGCTATCACCACGTGCTTGTGCACAATATATACTAAAG